AGATGGTAGAGACGGGGTAGCCATCCCTGGACGCGGTAATCGTGGCGCCAAGGTCTGAAAGCAATATCTGAGAGAAGAGATTTCCTCTGTTATATGTATTGTTCGACGACGCCACAGACGAAGGGTAGAATTGACTCTCAAAATAAGCATCGAGGAATTCGAGATTTCCGAATCTTTGCGAGAAAAACGTCGGCGTCTCACTAAACTGAGGAACATTATACGCGGCACCGGTGCTATTAGGGATAAAATACCAACTACTAGGCCAAGCGAAAGAATAGAGTCCCCACTGGGAATAACTGTAGTAATTGCGAACGATGTCCCAATAAGCAAGATAAGAATCGGCAGTACACCAGCCTAAAGGATACCCTAACTGGGCCGTTGTAAGATTAGCAGTCACCGGAACATTACTCGAGGTTGGAGTCGGTATACCTCCGGGAATAACACGCAACCAACGAAGCAGCGAATTAGAGTAGGGATAATTATTGGTCGTGAATTCGTACGAGCCCGTAGAAGAAGCGGCAATAAAATTCAGACTCAAGTCGTTCATATCAAACTTACTACTATTCGTTCGCATCTCCGGATGGTACAGCTGCAAAGGCACCCAGAAGCGGTGAAGTCGAATAGTATAGGGGTTAAATGACGGAACAGCAAGGGGATTACTGCGAACATCAACGCCTTGCTCGATAGACACACGATCACGAGCGTTAATAAAATCGATCCGAACCGGATAAAGAATACCCGGTGTGCACGTAAAAGCCTTACTCTCGGGAACATCATAGCGAGAGTAGCCATTAACGGCATGTGAGATAAAAGGTTGTTTTCCCATAAATTAAATGTTTAGTTGAAGTTTATAGTGATCTCTCCAAAACTGAAGAATATCCAGGTCTAGCCAAGTAGGGGGGTCAAAATCGGGCATCTTACGAGAAGACGCAGCGAAGCGCATTATTTGCTTTTGCTCCCACATATACGACGCTCTACGGGATACGGAGGAATTGAGATTGAACCGGTCAACACACAGAGACACAATACGCTTAACCAGAGGAGACTTGCTAAAACGTGCATAAGCATCAGCAGCGGTAACCGAACGACAAACTTCGTCTTCCTGTTTGAGATATTTAAGATAGTATCGAGGAATCGAGTAATTGTAATTGACGCGCTTCTCAAAATCAAAATAAGACCACGACGAAGTACAAGCAGAAGGGCGAGGCATATAACCGAGAAAATCACCAACGCCAGCAGATACGAATTTTCGCGTATAACGGCGATGTTGGAGGAGGCAAGATAAAGGTGTAAGGTTTCCATTTATGGTAACAAATTTGTCCGAAATTTCTTCGGGATTAAATTGAATTTGCTTAGTAACATACTTAACGCAGTAACGAGCACGCTTATGGGTAGCCTTCGCCAACCACACAAAGCCAAGATCTCGAACGGCAGAGCGAATCATGTTATAGAGGACATTTGTGCCAAACAAAAAGCCATGAAAATGTAATCGAGGCTCATAACCTGTTTCTGGGTGAGTTCCAAACTCCTGAAAAAAAGCGTGTTTAAACGAATGACCGAGTTTGTGACGCAGGCGTTCGTTAAATCTCCGAATAAACCAGGACGGATCGAGCAAGGCTTGATTATAATACTTCGGAGCTACGGTTATCGTAATAAAAATAGCCTGCTGAGACTCAGCTTTACAACGAGCGAGTTCACGTTCAAGTCGAACGAACCAGTCATTGCGTTGACGGCGCAGGCAGTCTTCGCACTTTCCGCACGGGACCATCAGCCACTGACGCGCGATGTCCCAGGGGCGGAGCGCCAAAGCAGACTTTACGACGTCAGAACCATCACGACAGGGATTCTTCCTGTCGAAATAGCGACGATTCCGTATCCATATGGGCGACGAACAAGGCATTACAGGAAGCTTCTAAGGCAATCAAATTTAATAGCGGGATAATCGAGACGACAGCGAATGAGATAATCGTTGGCAGGTTCTTCCTCGGAAAACCAGGCGATAACAACGCGCTTCCGGCCGCGATATGCGCCAATAGAAAAACGGTAGGGAATACTGTTAATCACGGGAGAAAAGCGGGGAGGAAAATCAAACTTATCCATAATCGTAAAATAATATTTTGCGCTTCGAAAGACGGTACTTCCGAACGCGAGAACTACTTCGTTACGCCGGCCGACCGCCTAACGGCGGGGACGCTCCGCGTCTTCGGCCTCCATGGCTCCACTTCGTGACGATATATACCGGATAAATCCGGTGAGTCTACGAGCGAAAACTCCCAGGGAGAGAAAACCTCTCCCGGGAGCATCAAAGTTAAAGAACTCTTCCACCAAGAGGACGGGTAACAATCTTAGCTCCTCTTCCTTTCTTCTTTCGGCGTGCTTTCATCGCAATCAAGGTTAAAATCAAACATGAGGACTAGGGTATTGTCGAAAAACTCAACTCGGAAATGAGGCAGGCTACCACAAGTAGTAACAAGGTTGAAAACTTCCGAATGTTCGACGTAGAGCGAATCGCTAATGGAAGAGCTCTTCAAAAAACGCGCAATAGGAGTATCCGCAACAGCGCTGAGAGGGAGGGGCTCAAATTGATTTTCTTTGAGGTAGCCTACCTGAACGAGGTCGATCTTAAGAGCCGGGTTAATTCGACGAATAGCAACATGAATCTGTGTCATAGCAATGTAATTTAAAGTTTCGATTGAAATTTGAGATAGAAACGCTTCCAGGCGACGGAATACTTTTGCCAAAAACCGTAACCCTCGGGCGTCGAGTCGAACAAGAAAGCTGTGGAGATGAGATTGGTAGGATCAAAATTCGGGCTGCAAAGGGACAGCCGAATATGGGCGCGCAAACGATCACGAAAACTCCCGTAGGGTGGAACGACGGCATCGTAGTTCGTCTTAAAGGCAACGAGTATTCCTTGACGCACGAGCCACTCAGTAAAAGCGTAATCGAGAACGTCGACGATCAAATCGCCAGCCTTGAAATTTTTACTTCCCTTTTTCATAGTATTGTGGTTATTGGTTTACGACACAAAGATGCGACAAAAAAAACAAACGACAAAGTTCAAAAAGTTAAAAAAATTGCTTAATTTTTCCTAAAGTAACTACGTCGCGTGTATGTAGCACCAATTTGATCTCCAGCGGGGCCGTAAAAATCGCGCATCTCATCGTAGCCAGCAGGAGCAGATGCGCCTTTGGTGAGCGCCATGCCGCTAATCGCGAGGGCGCCGGCAAGGGCCGTGCGGGCCATCGAATAACCAAAAGCATTCTTCTCTGATCTGTTAGAGAACCATTGAGCGGAAAGGCCTTGCGACGCATTGGCGGCGGCCATACCCATAAGATGTTCGTGTATCTGACGGCCGGTTAATTTAACAGTTTTACCAGTAGGTTTGCCTGATTCAGTAACCTGGGGGACTTCAACTTCAGCCTCCCAATTGAGGCGAAACCACTCACGAAGATCGGACAAACGAACTTTGGCTATATCGAACTCAGCTTTCGCGAGGTCGCCTGTAGCGGCAGAACTGTAGGCGGCAGCATAATCGCGAGCAATTTGCGCGGCGTAAATTTGATCAAAATACTTTGAATTGAATTCCTTGATCTGAACAGCTTCCTCGACATGCTTACTGTATTGGGCAACAAAATCTTGAAATTTATAAGTAGCCATCAAATCCGCGTATTCAGCGTCGGCAGTATGAATATCAGCAAGAGCACGATTAAGATCAGCAAGAGCGGCAGCGTTATTGACGTTGTGCTGACGAATCTGCTTATCCATCTCGTCGATGTCTTTACGCCATTCAACAGTATGTGTATTTCCACGAAGGTTAGCAGCTTCTGCTTCATCTCGATCAGCGGCGGCAGCATTGCGATCAACCGTAGAACGCACAATCATATTCTGTGCAATAGCAGTAGGATCGGCAGAAGCAAAACTACCAGGGGCAACGGGGGCGCCACCTGAAGGACCAGAGGCAGAGGGCATAGACGCAGAACCACCTGCCATAGTGGCATTTACGCCGACACCCGAAGAGCCTAAAACGGCAGCGGGGGTAACGCCAGCCTTCAAGTAACGGTCGAAAACCTTCGTAGGGTCATTGTATGCATTCTCGTAATCAAACTGTTTCTGCCAATTAGCGTAGGAAAGCTCAGACTGTTTTTGCATCTGCTCGAGAGCGTACTTTTGTTGAAGCTTCATTTGCTTTTGCTGAAAACGCCATTGGCGACGAGCGTTCATACCACCAAAAAGCTGACCGAGAGCGCCAGAAATTAATCCGGTAGTACCGGTAGAGGCAGCCGACTGACCAAGAGCCTGGCCAAAAGATGCGGCGGCAGCAACAGGACTAGGCATACTAAATGTGAGTTAAATTGTTAGAACGGATAATATAATCAACGCGGACAGTGTCGATATGAACGCCGCTACGCTGCATCCTAGCTTGGGCCGAACAAGAAGCAAGGAAAAAGGCAGCCAAGGCTGCAATAATAGACGAAACCAGCGTCCAAAAAGCCTTTGATTTATAGAACGGTTGTTTAACGTCGGACATGATATTAAAAATTTAATGAGAAGCTACGGTGCCGCACCCTCACTTCGTTCGGGGCGATTCTCCGAACCGCGAAATGCGTCACCTCGCCACAATGGTGTAAACAATTGAATAAAGAACGATAGAAAAATGCGCGACCTCTCCTGCAGTCGCTACCAATAACCTCTAGCAATTCACGAACTCTTGCAAGAGGGGTCCGCGCACGTAGCATATATCGTCAAGTAAAGAGAGTGCTATTTTTCTTCAAGGTTAGAGGGTTTCGCAGGAGCCTTTGCTCTATCTATCTCTGAATCAATGAGTTCCTGACCAACCTCGAGACCATCGAACTTATCCATACGGGAGAAGGAATTAGGGTCAAAATCAATCTCGGGATTGAACTTTTCGCCCTTATCGAAGTCAGACGGAGACGCCTCGACATCTGGGCGACCAGGGAGGACATCAACAGAACCAGAACCGTTCAGAACAGAAAGAATGCGCTGACCACGAGAAATATAGGTGGGAGCATCCTCAAGTAACCAATTAAGTGCCATAAGATGAATGCGTTAGCGATTAGACAAACGGGTTGCAAATGTTTTATTGACCAAGTTCTTCTTCTGGACGGAATACGAAAGATTGACGAAGAAATTATCTTCCAGCTTAGAGGCAAACGGAGAGTTTACTTGATCAATGTCCACGAACAAAAGGGAATAGTAAGTGTTATAGCTCGCCGACAGAACACGCTGTTGGACCCAATAAGAATAAAGAGGGACGCTGTTAGAGGCTCTTTGGAATCGAGACAGCTGACCAAGAACCTCGTCAAACGAGGAACGAAACTCGTTGAAACAAGGCTCGTAGGCCACAGCTTCTGAGGCCGAGGTGGTTCCAAATCCGAATTGGAATCCGGGGACATCCTGATACCCAATATCATTATAGATCGGATTGAAATAATCGGCACCGGTATAATGGAGGTAGTCAGGGTAAACACCTGCCCAATAGTAAACGGGGCGAATGCTCAGCATATCAATCATATAGCCAGGCTCGCGGAAGTAATAAGACTGACGGCGACCGAGACGATCATTGAAGGCAATTGCACCGCCTTGTTGTCCCAGGGGGCCATTTACGCTCGGGCCGGCAAAATTGTTTTGTCCGGCCTGATTCATAACAATCTGAACGTTAACAGTCTGAGATGCGCTAAACAACAATTTAGGCCGATCGACGTGTTCGATTTTCGAGGCAAAAAAAGTCTCCAACCAGTCACTATAACGAGAACCTCCAGCGCCAAGCAAGTCCTTATATTCCTGAAGACGCGAAGCAATAGCCAGCTGCGGTATGGTTGAAACGCCGGACATGGAGACGCCCTCGGAGCTACCAACAGGAAGCAATCGACTATAGCGGTCGGGATTCGAAGGTATAACGGCCATCGGATGAGCGACAAGGAACGATCCGAGCGTAGTAACAGTTGTAGAGGCGGCACCAGTAGAGAATTGATTTGCAGGACCCGCGGTGGTCAGCGAAGTGTTTCCGGGATAGATGGTAGAGACGGGGTAGCCATCCCTGGACGCGGTAATCGTGGCGCCAAGGTCTGAAAGCAATATCTGAGAGAAGAGATTTCCTCTGTTATATGTATTGTTCGACGACGCCACAGACGA